CTGATTATAGACAAGTAATTGAGGTAAAACCTAGTGAAGAAGTTGATGGTTCTCTTATTCAAGAAGTATCCATCAATCAAAAAGGTGTCTTTACTTTCAAACTTCATGACAAGATGGCAGCTCTTGATAAAATAGCGAGACATTTAGGAATGTTCAACGATAAGCTTGAATTGAGTGGAGATGTGGGTGTTCAAATAATCGATGATATCGAAGCTGATGTAAATGAAGAAGGTTAGGTTAAGTGACTTAATTGCACCATCATTTTATGGTGTACACGATAGCCTAAAACAAGAACGATTCACCCACTACTGGTTAAAGGGAGGACGAGGAAGCACCAAGTCTTCCTTTGCTAGCATTGAGATTATATTAGGTATGATGCAGGACCCTGAAGCAAATGCAGTTATCCTTAGGAAGGTTGGTAAGTACCTTAAAGATAGTGTATTTGAACAGCTTATTTGGGCTATTGAAAGACTTCATGTGTCTAACTATTGGCGTGTAACTAAGAGCCCTTTGGAATTAACTTATATACCTACTGGTCAAAAGGTGCTGTTTAGAGGTGCAGATGAGCCTAGGAAGATTAAGTCAACTAAATTCAGCAAAGGTTATGCTAAGTACATTTGGTTTGAAGAAGTTGACGAATTCAATGGTATGGAAGAGATAAGGACTATAAACCAGTCACTTATGAGAGGTGGCTCTAGGTTTGTAGTCTTTTATACATTTAACCCTCCACAAAGTATTAGGAACTGGGCGAATGGCGAAATCCTTAATGAACGGTCAGATAGATTAATTCATCATAGTACTTATTTAGATGTTCCTGTTCATTGGTTAGGAGAACCATTCATAATTGAAGCTGAGCATCTTAAAAGGGTTAACGAAAAGGCATATAACCATGAGTACCTAGGAGAGGTAACGGGTACAGGTGGAGAGGTCTTTACTAATGTGACAATTAGAAAGATTACAGACGACGAGATTAAGCGATTTGACAGAGTAAAGAGAGGCTTAGACTTTGGTTATGCATCAGACCCCCTTCACTACGCTGTTTGTCACTTTGATAAGACCAGGAGAAGACTTTATATCTTCTTTGAGATTCATAAAGCTGGGATGAAAAACAGGGTGGCAGTACGGGAGATTAAAAAAGAAAACAAATATAATGAACCAATTACAGCAGATAGTGCTGAACCAAGAACAATAGCAGAATTTAAAGACCTGGGCTTAAGGATTATTGGAGCTAAGAAAGGTCCAGGTAGTGTCGAACATGGAATTAAGTTCCTTCAAGACTTAGAAGAAATAATAATTGACAATGAAAGATGTCCCAATACAGCAAGAGAGTTCCTTAATTATGAGCTAGAAAAAGATAAAGAAGGGAACTTCAAAGCTGATTATCCTGATAAAAACAATCACAGTATCGATGCTATACGTTACAGTCTTGAAAGCGAAATGAATTATAACAGAATTGACTTCTTAACATAAGGCAGGTGATATTGCTTGATAACATGGAGCGAACTCATTAAACTAAACCTAATTAGCACTGCATATGCTAATCAGATTACCGACAGTGCAATTATTAAAGACCTCATTAACGAGCATGACACCTCAAAGATGGTTGAGGGACAGAGGTACTACAACAACGAAGCAGATATTCTAAACCGTAAGCAGTACTTTTACAAAGATGGTGTAAAGGTAGAAGACCAAACTAAGCCTAATTGTAGACTTCCTCATAATTGGCATAAGCTTTTAGTCGACCAGAAAGTATCATATCTCGTAGGTAAGCCTATTGTGTTCCAATGCGAAAGGCAAAAGGAATACGAAGATAGGCTTAATTTAATTTTAGGAGAAGAGTGGGATGATACCCTCACTGAGTTAGCTAAGAACAGCTCCAATAAAGGAGCTGAATGGCTTCATGTATATATCAATGATGATGGTAAGTTTAAGTTTATTATCCTTCCAGCTGAGGAGATAATTCCTATCTATGATACGAGCTTACAAGAGAATCTTGAGGCAGTTTTGAGGTATTACCTTGTAAATGTAAATGGTAAAGATAGGGTAAGAGTTGAATGGTGGACACGGGAGACAGTTACATTCTACATTGAACAAGAATCGGGTGAATTTGAACTAGACGACGCTGAGCCAAAGAACCCTGATTCGCATTATTATTACAACGGTTTAGGGTATGGCTGGGGGAAGGTCCCATTTATTGAGTTCCCTAATAACCAAGAACGAAACAGTGACCTGAAGTTTTATAAAGAACTGATTGACGAATATGATCTCAATGTTTCGGACCTAGCGAACAACTTAGCAGAAGTGCAAGAAGTAATAACAATACTTAAAGGATATGAAGGCACGGACTTAGCTGAGTTCAAGGAAAACCTGAGGTACTATAAAGCGATTAAAGTGTCTGGTGAGCAGGGAAGCGGTGTAGATAAACTAGAGCTTAATATTCCTATTGAAGCTAAGAAAGAACTCCTTGACCGGCTAGAAGAGAACATCTTCTTGTTTGGGCAAGGAGTAAATATGAAGACCGACAAATTCGGTAATAGCCCTTCAGGCGTAGCACTCAAGTTTTTGTATTCGCTTCTTGATCTAAAGGCTTCGGTTATGGAGCGGAAGTTCAGAAAATCAGTCAAAAGGCTTCTTTGGTTCACCACAGAGTACATTAATATCGTTGATAAGAAGAAATATGACAATACAGAAGTGCAAGTAACGTTTAGAAAGACTATGATCACCAACGATAAAGAAAACGTGGAGATTGCTAAAGAAAGTAAGGGTATTATTTCTGACCAAACTATAGTTGCTAACCACCCATGGGTAGAAGATGTTACAGAAGAATTAGATAGACTCAAGAAGCAAGAAGAGGTTCAAGACGAGTATGGAAATCTTGGTGGTGATATAGATGACAACACCGCCAAGTAACGAGTATTGGCAAAAAAGGTTTGAAAATCTAACAGATTCTTTGCTGAAGATAGGAGAAAATGAATATAGACAGCTTGTAGACGAATATGAGAAAGCAATGCTGAAAATCCAAAGAAACATAGAAGTCTTTTATCAACGTTTTGCTGAGCATAACAAGATTAGTTATGCGGATGCCAAAAAGATTTTAGATAAAAGAGAACTAAAAGAGTTTCAATGGACAGTTGAAGAATATATCGAAAAAGGTTTAGAGAACGCTTTAGACCAACGCTGGATGAATGAATTAGAGAATGCATCTATTCGTATTCACATGAGTCGGCTTGAATCGCTTCAATACCAAATTAGGCAACAAGTCGAATTAATTACCGCTAAAAGACTTGCTAGTATGGCCAAGGTAGCTGAAGAGATAATTAACGAAGGTTATTATAAGTCTATCTATGAAATACAAAAAGGTTTTGGTGTTAGTGATTACTTCAATGTATTAGATAAAAAGACTGTTAAAAGCATTGTTTCTAAACCCTGGACACCAGATGGGAAAGACTTTTCAGAGCGTATATGGGCCGATAGAGACCTTTTGGTTAACCAGTTAGAGAGAGAGTTAACCTATTCGTTTATTCGTGGCGATTCGCCAGATGAAGCAATTAACAATATAGCAAGAGTTATGAATGCGTCCAAGAAGAATGCAGGTAGACTTGTAATGACTGAATCAGCTTACTTTGCTGGTGCAAGTCGGGTCCGAGCCTATAAGGAGCTAGGGGTTGAACAATACCAAATATCTGCAACACTTGATTTAAAAACTTCAAAGATATGCCAAGAAATGGACAGAAAGATATTTAAAATAAGCGAATATCAACCAGGTGTAACTGCTAATCCATTCCATCCTTGGTGCAGAACCTCTACAATTCCGTACTTCGAAGATAATACTACAAATAGACTTGCAAGAGATCCTTTAACTGGTAAAAGAGAAAGTGTTTCTGGCAATCTTTCATATAAAGACTGGTATCAGAAAAATGTAGTAGAAAGATATGGTCAGAATGAAGCAGATGCAATGAGGAAGAAGCTCGAAAATGAATCTAGCGACTTTGAGCAGTACCAAAGGTACAAGAAAGCTTTAGGTGATGATGTACCGTTTAAGACTTTTGCAGAGTTCCAGGAGTTGAAGTATAATAAAGTTGACGAGTGGGAGAAGCTTAAACGTGAATATAGGTTAACTAACATTGAAAAAAGCAAAATAGATACTCCTGAAAAAGCTAAAGAGTATATAGCTTTAATAGATAAAACTATTCACGAAGGTAAACAAGGGAAGCATATTAGAGGACATAATAATTATGTTGAGGGACGAAGTTATCTAACAATTTCAAATCAAAGGATTCAGCAGTTAGTTGACGAATATGCTGGGAAAGGGCAACCACAGTTTACTAGAAAAAACATTTGGAAGAATACGGAGTTAGTAAGTCACAGTGAGCCTATTGGTGTAAGTATCAATAATAAAACTGGAGTGCATACTCCTACAAGTAAGTTTTATATCCACTATTCCCAAAATGGGACTCATATTGTTCCTACAATGAAAGGAGAAGAAAAGTGAATCTCTTTAACTATTTTCAGCAAAATGTTCGCATCACTTGTATCGATGGAGAAGAAATAACGGGGTTTGTTGAGACTTTTACACCGGCTAAAGACAGCGAAGAAGGTAAGGACGAAATTGGTCTTATTAAAGATGATAGCCATGTTCTTATTGGAATATCAATTGATGAAATCAGTCACATAGAAGTATTGAATTAGCAAGGCACTTACTGGTAGACAGTAGGTGCTTTTATAATGCTCAAAAGGAGGTAAAATAATGAATTTTGGTCAAGCATTAGAAGAATTAAAGGCAGGGAAAAAGGTGGTTAGAGAAGGTTGGAATGGTAAGGGAATATTTTTAGAATTACAAACACCTGATAATCACTCAAAAATGACACATCCATATATTTATATTGATACATTGGGTTTAAAAACGGCAAACCCCAAAGCACCAAAAGGTAGAGTGCCATGGCTAGCGAGTCAAACAGATATGTTGGCAGAAGATTGGAAAGTAAAGGATGACAAAACGCATTTAACATCCACTTATATTAAAGAGGTGAAAAAAGATGAAGATTAAACAATATGACACTGTGCACCTCAAAGCTATTTATCTAGTTAAACGTTACTAAAGCTTCATAAAGTGTTATTCAAACGCCTCAGGGCGTTCTTTTTATCGCCTTTTTGGTATTTAGGCGTAAAAGAAAAGACAAAGTTAAGGTCGCAACCTTATAAAAAAAGCGTAGTTTGAAAGGACGGGTCTGAATATGAACAAAGAACAATTGATGGAGCTAGGTCTAACAGAGGAACAAGCTGACAAAGTGTTAGCTAAATATGTAAACATGATCCCCAAACATAGATTCGATGAAGTTAATGAAGAGAAAAAGGAATTGAAGAACCAGCTTGATGAAAGAGATGCTCAGTTAAAAGAACTTAAGACTAATGCATCAGGCAATGAAGAGCTTACCGCTAAAATAACTGAATTAGAGGAGCTTAATAAAACTACTAAAGAAGATTATGAAGCTAAGATGGCTACCCTTAGGAAAGAAACAGCAATTGAACTTCTTCTAAAAGACCAAAAGGCTAAGAATATTAAAGCTGTTAAAGCTTTGTTGGACCTAGAGAAGGTCACTTTAGATGGGGGAAAATTAATAGGTCTAGAAGAGCAGTTAAAGAGTCTGAAAGAATCGGACTCTTATTTATTTGGAGAAGATACTCTGTCTGGTAGAACTCCAAATAAAGACACGAATCCAGTTGACCCAGAATTTAAGAAGAATCCTTGGAGTAAAGAACATTTTAATTTAACTGAACAAGGCAAGATTCTAAGAGATAATCCTGAGTTGGCTGCAAAATTAATGGCAACTAAAAAATAATGAAAAGGAGAAATAAAGAGTATGACTATTACAAGGATAGCTGATGTAATTCAACCTGAGGTGTTCACACCTTACGTTGTACAAAGAACTATGGAGCTATCAGAATTAATTCAATCAGGGATAGCAGAACATGACGAAGAATTTGATAAGCTAGCAAGTGGTCCTAGTAAGTTAATCCATATGCCGTTTTGGAATGATTTAACAGGTGAACCGGAGGTTATGAAAGGTACTGGTGACACTGTTCCTGGGAAAATAACAGCTGGCAAAGATATAGCTAGAAAGTTAGCGTTTGTTAAATCTTTTGGTGCAAATGCTTTGGCTGGCCATTTAGCTGGTGATGACCCTATGAAGGTTATTGCAGATAGATTTGCTGATTATTGGAACAGAGTATATCAAAAAGTGTTGCTATCTATATTAGATGGTGTGTTTGCATCACCAAGCATGGCAGAAAAGGTGCATGACATAACAGGATTAGTTGGACAAAAGGCAGTTTTAACATCGGATACATTTCTTGACGCTCAACAGTTAATGGGAGATGCTAAAGAATTGTTGACAGCAGTAATGATGCACTCAGAGGTTGAAAATCATTTAGTAAAGCAAGACCAAATAGAAACCATAAGGGATTCTCAAGGCAATGTAGTGATGAAGACTTATAAAAATAAAAGAGTTATTGTTGATGACGCAATGGCTTATGATCCTGTTACAAAAGCAGCAGAAATGTACCTTTTTGGTAGTGGTGCTATAGCATGGGGTAATGGAAAAGATCCATTAATTAAAGAAACTGAAGTAGTTAGAAAAGGCTTGTCTTTAGCTGGTGAAGACATCTTAGTAAATAGAAAAATATCAATACTACATCCAAGAGGAGTTGCTTTCCAAGAGACAAGTGTAGCAGATGATTTCCCAACGTTGGATGAATTAGAAACTGCTACGAACTGGAATAGAGTATATGAACCAAAGGCAGTAAGAACAGTTAAATTCGTTTTTAAATTAGAAAATGAAATAGCAGGATAGGGGTTTACCCCTGTCCTCTTTCTATTAAAGAGGGGTTAAAATGGATAGATATCAAAAAAGAGTGCTAAAACTAAGAGAACATGTATTAAAGCATACCAAACAAGAATCAGCCAGTGACGGTAAGTTAATAGAAGAAATGAATGTAGATGAGCTTAAAGAGGTAGCTAGGGAAAGAGGCTTAGAAGGTTATTCTAAGATGAAAAAAGAGGAACTTATTTCAGCCCTAACCCCTGAGGGGTGATTTTTCATGAACCAAATTGAACAATTAAAACTACTACTCGGCATCACTGATAGCAATAAAGACATAATATTAGAGTTTGTTATTAGCCGGGTAGAGGATAGTATAAAGAACTATTGTAATCTTGAATACGTTCCTGCAGAGCTAAACAATATAGTTCTAAGCATGGCAATGGAAATTTATAGAATCGAGAACTTCGGGAGTGAAGAAACAGGTAAAACAGTGAAAACTATTGCTGTAGGAGATACAACCACTACTTTTGAAACCAACATAAATAAGGAAGTCGTGCAGGGGTTACTGAAGGATTATAAGCTTCAAATTGACCCGTTTAGAAGGGTCAGGTGGTAGAGAATGGATAAAGCTATAGCTCTGGCTAGAAAAGCCTTAGAAAGCACCTATACTGGCCTTTGTGCAATAGTGGAATATCAGGAAGTAGTGGTTAATTATGAAACTAGAACAGAAGAAGTAACTATAATAAAGGACCAACCATGCAAGCTCTCAAAAAAGACAATTGGCTCAGCTAATCAATCTGAAGTAGCTACCACTGTTGCTTACGCTCCACTGCTTTTTATTGCTCCAGAGGTTGAGATTAAGCCTGGTAGTATTATCATAATTTCGCAAAATGGTGTTACTAGAAAGTATGAAAGGAGTGGCGAGTCTTTTATCTATGAAACTCACCAAGAGTTAAACCTCCAAAGAGTTGATAAAGCATGAAGTTTAAGGTCGACTTTAAGGATTTTGAGAAGTTTACTGATAAAGTAGCAAAGATAGCTAAACAAGACTTAGACAGAGTAAGTCAAAAATTATTTGAAGAAATACTAAAAGAATTGATATCTAGACTATTAGCCAAAGTTGTTGAGAAAACGCCAGTAGGTGAATATGGTCCCAAGGAAGTACATTTTGTTACTAAAGAAGGTAAAGAAGTAAATTTTATGGCTAAGTCGTATAAAACTGGGGGAACGTTAAAAAGAGGATGGTCTGTAGGAGAAGTAGTTAAAAATGGAAGTGTATATACAGTAGAAATAGTTAACCCAGTTCACTATGTTACCTATGTTGAATATGGCCATAGAACAAGAGACCATAAAGGCTGGATAGAAGGCAGATTTATGCTGACCATATCAGAAGAAGAATTGAAAAAAGAAGCTCCAGCGATAATAGAGAAAAAGATTGAAAACTTTCTGGAGGACTATATAGATGGTAACGCTTGATGATGTTCGGAAAGGTGTAATGGCTAAGATTGCTAGCTTTAAAGATGTTAATACCCCAATTTATGGTGAAGGTGTTCCTCAGAAATTTAAGGAGCCTTGTTTTTTTATTCAAGTTGTTAGGACAAGTCATACACAACAACTGGATTATAGATATAATAGAAGACATTTGTTTGATATTCATTACTTCCCTAAGCCAGGGAATAACATTAATGAGCAAATCCTAGTCATGGCTGAAAGGTTGTATGAAGAACTGGAGTATATTGAAGTGAATGGCAAACTAACTAGAGGCGTTGAAATGCACCACGAAGCAATAGATAATGTATTGCATTTCTTTGTAAATTATAATTTTACCGTTAAAAAACAGGTTGAAGAACTCTTGGCCATGGAAAACCTTTACCAGAAAGGAGTGTTAAAGGTTGACAGAAAAGAAGAAAATCAAAAGTGAAAATAGATTTACCAAAGAGCAAGTCCTTGCAAGTAAGAAATTAACTTACAGCAAGGACTTAATTAATGTTGTTCTAAGTGAGGGTAAAAGATATTCCTTGGAAGAGGTTGAGAAAGAAATCCAAGCATTTTTAAAAAGGAAGGTGAACTAATATGGCTTTGGGTGGTGGAAGCTTTACTAGTGCAAATAAAGTGTTACCTGGTGCATATATAAACTTCGTGAGCAAAGCAAGAGCTTTAGGAAGCCTTGGTACTAGAGGAACAGTAGCTTTAGGCCTAGAGTTAGGCTGGGGGCCAAGTGAAGTCATAACAATAGAAGCAGAAGAGTTCCAAAAGGAAACGCTATCTTTACTTGGATACAGTTATTTTGATGAAGTTATGAAACCTTTACGAGAAGTATTTAAAAACGCCAAAACTTTAAAGTTGTATAGGTTAAATGCTGATGGCGGTAGTAATGCAACTACAACTCTAGGGACTTTAACTGTAACTGCTAAGTATCCAGGTACTAGAGGTAATGATATTAAGATTGTTGTTCAACCAAGTATAGATAATGAAAATAATAATGATGTAATAACATATGTAGGGAATTTGAAAGTGGATGAGCAAACGGTTGCTAGTGTAGAGGGACTAAAATCTAATAGCTTTGTTTCATTTAGTGGCACAGGAACATTGGAGCCAACAGCTGGCAAAAACCTAGCAGGAGGAACTGATGGGACAGTAACTGGTGAGTCGTATGTCACATTTTTAGACAAGGTTGAGTCTGAGAATTTTAATGTGGTAGCTTATGCTGGTAGCGATGACTTAACTAAAAGCCTTATATCTGCTTTTATAAAGCGTTTAAGGGATGCTGAAGGTTATAAGGTCCAAGCAGTGTTGTACGACTATCCTGGGGCTGATCATGAGGGCGTAATAAGCGTAAAGAATAATTGCGAACTAGTTTATTGGGTTGCTGGTGCTACAGCAGGTGCAGAAATCAACCAATCTCTAACAAATCGAATTTACACTGGTGAGTATATTGTTAACACTAAGTACAAGCCCTCTGAGTTTGAGAAGGCAATAAAAAATGGTGAGTTTGCTTTTTATCAAGATGGTGATGTTGTTAGGGTTCTGACTGACATCAACACATTTACTAGTTTTGAACCCAGTAAAAATGAAGATTTTTCTAGCAACAGAGTAATTAGGGTATTAGACCAAATAGCGAATGATGTAGCTAGAATTTTTGGCGATTATTATCTTGGAAAAGTATCTAACGATTCAATGGGGCGAACATTGTTTAAGAACGAGTTAGTGAAATACCATGAACAATTGCAGAACAGCCAAGCTATTGCAGAGTTTATAGCTGATGATATTGAGGTATTGCAAGGTAGTGGTAAACGTGATGTTATCATCAACGAAGCTGTAAAACCAACTGATAGTATGGAAAAATTATATATGAGCGTAGAAATTCAGTAGAAAGGAGTGTTAGAATATGGTCTTCATGAGAGCTGAAGAGGCTATTAGTGGCAAGATGGGAAAAGCATTCGCTACTATAAATGGTGAAATCCACGAGATGTTTTATGTAAAAGACATTGAAGCTAGAATTGAGAAGAAAAAGACAGAAATACCAGTATTAGGATATACGGGAACGCAACACAAAGCTGGTGGCTGGAGTGGTAAGGGACAAATGACAATCTATTATGTGACCAGCTTGTTTAGAAAAATGATGCTCGAATATGTTAGGACAGGTCGAGACATCTATTTTGATATAGCTATTGCAAATGATGATCCTACATCTTCAACAGGTAGACAAGTTACATTGTTGAAAGGAGTTAATCTTGACAGTGTACTTATTGCAAAGCTTGATGTAGAATCAGAAGCTTTAGATGAAGAGGTTCCTTTTACGTTTAACGATGTGGATATGCCTGAACAATTTAGGCAACTTTGGCAAACAAACTCACCTAGATAAATGAAGGAGTGACAATAAATGAACTTAAGTGCCTTTTTAGCACAAAATGCATTAAAAGCAGAAAATGAAAAGCATGTTATTTCTAACAGATTTATCGATGATAAGGGGAATCCTATTCCGTGGGAGATCAGAGCTTTATCTGAAGATGAAAATCAAGCAATTAGAAAATCATGTACCAAACTATCAGGTCGTAAGG